CACCACTGACTAGTTCTAGGCCATCTAGCTGCTTAACATATGTATTATTTTGATTAATCTTACGATTAGTTTTATCTACATTAGTTATTTCTAGTTCAAGTTGTGCAACTTGTTTGGCTAAGCTGTCGTCTAATATTTCTACGCTGCGTAATTGACGTGGTGTTAAGTCACTCTTTTCATATTTATCTAGCCAACCGTTAATAGCTGTAATCTTGCCTTGACACTCACTAATTTGCCTACCAAGATCAATACTGTGTTCTTTAAAAACTTCGCCTGCACGAGTATATTTAGTTAGGTTTAATATTTCTATAAGGAATCGTTTACGAGCAGTATCAGCACTTGTTAAGAACTCCAGGCTGCTAGCATTACTTTGATAAACAATCTGTGCAAAGCTTTTATGATCTATGCCTATAATTTCTTCTATAATTTTATAGGTTTGCGTAGCAGTATGTGCACTAATGTCCATACCATTTTTTAACAGTTTAACAGTTTGTTGTGTGCCACGCACACACTTAATAGTATACTCATGCCCATCACGAGCCAGATCTAGTTCAATAGTATACGTTTTTTCCTTTATATACCTGTTAAGTATATCAGCTTTTTTAATCCCCTTGCTATTCTTATTGAATAATACTTCTTCTAGGATAAGTGCTACGCTGCTCTTACCATGCCCGTTTTTACCAACTAATTGTGTTAATGGTGCTTTAACAAAGTTGATAACATTATTTGCGCCATAACTAAAGCAATTACTCCAGCGTAGTTCTTTGATTGTTATCATTTTTCCAAAACCGCTTTTTATTTAAAAATCCTAGTTGTTCTACTAAGAGTATCGTATTCTTAGCCTGCTCATAGTAGTCAAACCAACGTTCCTGATCGCCACAACTGCGCTCAGCAATTATTCTGGCTACATAGATCATGTTAGGGTGATACTCATTCATGTTCTATTTTATCCAAGTTATTTTGCACCTCAAGCACAGCACGCTCTATAGTTTGTTCTGGTAGGTTAAGTATATAGTGCAAGTATTCGCGTACTTCTTCTACTAGTGTCATATCGCCGTCTAGCATAAGTTGTACATCACTAGTACGCTTAATTACCTTGCGGTCAATTAAGTCATTGTCCTCTAGTTCGCCTAATTCCTGCAAGTCACCCTCAACTTGATAGATTGTATGGTGATACTCGGTTGGCGGTTTAGGGTCATTTACACCTACAGTTTTACGAATAAGCTGTGGTAATTCTAGCTTTATCCAACTATGTTGCAACGTGTCTGTATCTAGTAAGATTACACCTGTGTCAACAGGATGGCGGTGAAAACTGGTAGTAACAGGGCTACCAGGATAAAGAATATTGAGTTGACAATTTTCATAGCTATGTAGGTCTCCGGCTAAAACAACGTCCCAGCCACTAAAAATCTTTAAGTCTACTTCAGGAGTAACATGTGGAGGTATTGCACCACGAACATGTGTGCATAGTACTTGCCCGCCTTCTGGCCATGGATTCTTTTGCTCAAACTCTTTTAGGCAATTGTATGGAACAAACTCTATGCCATAGTCACTGTAAAATTCATCTACTACAATAACCCGGTGATTCATTTTATTAGTAACTTTAGCCAAGTTAGTCATAAAGGTTGTAGACTTCTTTACTGCTTCATGGTTGCCGCTGTATATTATAGTGCTGATATTGCAATGCGCTATTAGGTCAAAATAAATCTCCAGCTCTTCCATGCTAGGAAGTTTATCAAATACGTCGCCGCCTATAACAAATAGGTCAGCGTTTTTCTGTTGTTCCGCTAATTGCTGCCACAATAAATTGTATCTATTTCTAGCCCAATCTTGTGGTACATTTTTCTGTCCTAGTTTTATATGTATGTCTGCACTAAATAGTACTTTCACTTAATCAATACCTTTCCAGCCATTTACGGTATTTCTTTTACCAAGTAATACTGAACATAAATTACCATTAGGTAAGTTATGTTCTTTGGAAAATTCTAGCGTATTTGTTACTGTATAAATAATTCCATTTGGTGACATTATTTTTCTATATTTTTTGCCCTGACCAATAGCACTAGCCGAAGTCTTATATCTTTGTTTAGAAGAGATGGCCAGTATTTTATCTGATATTTCAGGATATTCTTCATGTAGCCATAGATGTTGCGCACCTTGACCAATTTTCTTTATAGTATCTAAGTTTATTTTTGTAATAGTCGATATTTGTTTATAGCTATTATTGATATCAGCTAATAATTCAAAAGCTAATTTTAGTTGATCTTTAGAATACTTTGATGCAGGATTATTAGTGCCTATACCTACACTATATCCGCCCGATATAATATTCAACCCATTATCTATAGAATCAAATTCTTTAATAAATAATTCTTCAAAATAATCTAAATCATTTTTACTGTTTTTAACTTTATATAATACTTCTACATTAGGTAAAGTATTATATTTTTCGTACTCTTGCAATATCTTATAATTACAATGAATCTTTTGCTTTATCTCATTTATATGTTTATTGTATCTTATATGGAAATTTACTGTTTGACCTATATATGGATAACTAATATCCCAATATAATATATAAATACAAGATATATTATCCATAAAATCCTCCAAACAATTAATAAAATAGCCCGTATACTTTATACGGGCTATTTAAATATTAACCTAACTCTTTGATAGCTTCAGCTTGACTTTCATCTAGATCATCACCATCAGTGCTAGCTGTAGTGATTTTTTCTAGTAAAGCTTTAACTTCATCTGCTGTAGGTCTTGGAAATTTTTCATCAATACTCTGTGCTGCGTCTGCAGCAGCTCTTTCTGCCTCTGTAAGAGCGCGAGGCTTGCAACGTAATACTTGTAGTGTATATTCAACATTAAATGCAAGTGGCCCAGTTTTAGTACGCTTAAATACCACATCCCAACCTGTATCATAGTCTGTGGGGTCATTTAAATCTTCTGCTGCTGTAAGAATCTGTTCAAACAGTTTCTTTTTGAGATTAAGTGCCTTAACACGCCCATCTTTAGGATCGATACAATTGATTGAGTAGCTCCAGCTGCACTTTAGATCAGGATAATACTCAGGTACATGATCTTTTTCTAGATTGTCAAACTTCTCTTTTTCACGGCTAAAGGCCAAGCACTCAATAGGAATATCCTTGTTGTTAGTACCTTTAGTCCAGTAAATATAACGTGGCAAAACTCCGCCAACTAGTCTAACGGTATTTTCACCGTCTTTGTATTCATAGGTTTCTACTTTGTTTGTAGCTGCTTTACCTTTAGTTTGTTTAAAGCTAAGTGCCATTTATTCCTCGTATTTGAAATATAATTTGTTGTTGTCAATTGTTAATAGCGGATTGTATTTTATTGCGTCAATTTTTAGGTCTGGATAATAACTTAAGTCTAGATGTTTGTAACCTAAATCAATATATTGCTGATAACTTCTACGTGCCGCTAGTTGTATATACTGCGATTTAAATAGTACGTCTGTGTTACGATCAAAGAATAGTTCTCCTGGAGCTGTTAAATAACTAGTTCCTCCACCTAAGCCAAACTTAAAGCCTTTGTAGTAATCTTCGAGAATCTCTACTAATTTAATTGGATCACCTTTAGCCATGTGTTCTAATCTGCCAAGGTTAAAACGGAAACTTTTTCTTTGATTCATCATATATTATAACACAATACACATACTGTTGCAAGTTAAAAATTTCTATACTGATATAGTTTCCCAGCCTTTTTTCATATACAGGCCTAGTCTATCAGTATTCTGCTTTTTATCAGCCCAACCGCTAAATTGAATATCTACTACTATTGGATCAGGTTTACCTGGATGTGGACGCATTATTCGGCCAACAATTTGTTCTAGTAAGCTATCATTACTCATTGGTACTGCTAGGATAACACAGCTGAGTATGTTGATTGAGATTCCTTCACTGAAGATTTGGCGGCTACCAGCAATGCACATTTTTGCTTTGCTGAGGATTTGTTCTTTAGCATATTGTCGTTCTTCAAAGCTGGTGTCGCCAGTAACCAACAAACACGTTTCTCCAACATACTCTTTTACCTTTTCCAAAAATTCTACTCGATCTGCTACTATAAGTACGCTATGGCCTTTAGTAATGTGAAAAGTAGCCAAAGCACTAATAAACTTTCTATAATAGTCATTTTGTGTTAAATCATTAATCTTTTCTACCCAGGGAACATTATACTTTAGTGCAATATTACTTTTTACTAGATGTACCACTGGATTAATAGTATTAGCTTGTTCGGGCTTAAATACAGTAGTGCCAAAGTAATCTTGAAATAGTACATGCTTGCCATCTTTACGCTGCATAGTACCACTAAGTGCTAGCCTATATCTGCTGTGAAAGCTGTCTATAGTTTGACTAAAAGTTGTAGCAGGACAGTGGTGTGCTTCGTCTAAGATTATAGTGCCGAACTCTTTATTAATTTTAGCTAAGTTTTTTACTATACTCTGCACATTGCCAACTACAATAAAGTGGTCTTCTATGTCAAAATTACCGCTGCCTATAACACCAGGACTAATACCAAATAGTGCTTCAATCTCCTCATACCACTGATCCCGTAGTGCTGTAGTATGAGTTACTACTAGTGTTTTTTGTCCCCACTTACGTGCTATATGTAAGGCGGTAAATGTCTTGCCCCAGCCTACTAGTGCATTGATAAAGCAAGTATCTGTAACCTGATCATATATTTCCTGCTGATCTGGTCGCAGTGCGTATCTAGCTGTAGGAAATGGTACAGGATTAACTATGCGTTTATCTACTACGTTATAGCCTTCTGGTATTAAATCAGTGCGACCTTGCGGCACACTAAGCATACCACCACTAAAGCTTTTATAGTTTTTAATGGTTTCTACACTAACAAACTTCTTTGACCCAGTATTTTTATGGATTTTATAAGTAAGTGTATTCATAATAAATTTACTAGCAGCACTACCTGGATTATCCATGTAGATTCTGTTGCTAATAATGGCTTTCACACT